TGTGACCTATCTTGGTCTAGTTGGAGTTGTTTCCACTGCTATTATTCTCTCAACCGCATTCCGCCGGTTCTACAATTCTCCCCTCAATAAGTGATGCCTAAGCAGCCAAAGCTAACACAAGCAGAGCTATTCCCACACACTAGGGAATTCCCTTATCGCTTACAAATGGACCAACGTATTGATGGACTGGGCAACATTGCCTGGTTTCAGTGTGAGTTTCACTTGACAAAACACATCAATCGTTATAACATTACATCCGGTCGCATTGACGTGATGGATGGAGCAGCGCCATTGAGTTCTGACCCATTTGCCCTCAAGCCCTCACGCAAGAGAACAGCTGCTAAGAAGCCCAGTGATACCAAGGCTTCTCGATCAACAAAAACCAAAAAATCCATAAAACCAGCAGCCAAGACCACTAGCGCCAAGCGCACACGTAAAACTGCTAAAAAAGAAGTTTTTAGCAATCTAGACACATTCTTTTCAAAATGATTGAACTTTCCCTGATTACACTACTTAACACAATGGCTCCACGCTATTGTCATTATAAGAAGAGTGGCTTTGATGATACCAAAGCTACACTATTGGCTTACAGTGAGATGCACGACAAGTACCGCCCAACTGATATCCGTAAGGTTATCCGTAGTGGTAAAGGACTCAAGGAGATTGCTGTTGCTATGGTAGCAACAACATGTCCACTAGATGCTGTTAAGTGAGGACACTATTGTGAGTGAACTGAAGACATATAATATCAGGGTCAAATTCCTTGATGATCTTAAGTATGGGGAGTTCATCACTGCCCCATCAGAAGAAGAGGCAATTCAACTATTTGTTGAGGAGTATCTCTACATCTACAAGGGTGATAATAATGCAGTTGATATCTATAATAACTTGAATGTTCTTAGACGTAGGAATATAGAACTAGAAGCAGAAGTAGCAACATTGAAGGCACAATTGAGGGGAGGAAAATGAGTTTCTCTCCTGCAGTTGGTCTATTGGTAGAGTATAAAGGTAGTGTGGGTGAAATCAAGTTTATTGATGAATTGTACCTAACAATCTGCCTGAAGAGGAAGTGTGATGATATGATAGGTGATGTATGTGTAGTAGTCTATCCCGGAGAGTGGGACGATATTAAACTAATAGAAGGTAGCCGTGGACGCTGATCAAAGTGTCCACTGATACAACACACCCCACACCAGTGGGTTATACTATATTCAACAAGGAAAGCAAACCAATGCGATCACTACTACTAGCTGGAGCACTTCTGCTCTCAGCTATTCCAGCACAAGCAGAGCAAGTGAGAGTCACTTGTGGTAATGAAGGCTATTATACTTGGTGCCTAACCGATCGTGTGGATGATGATCTCATCCTCATCCAGACACCCCAAGGAGAAGAGCGTATCAACGTCAATTGTGAAACGGGTGTATGGTCATCATACGGTCACAATGATCATCAATTCGTCAAAGACATCGTCACCTCATTCTGCAACTGAAATGAAAGCACTTTTCTCATCAATCCTCGCATCATTGGCTATTGCTTCCCCTGCACTAGCACAACCTCTCCCAGCAGATCATCAGCGTCTTGTTGATGCTTTGACTGCAGATGGTATCCTATTTGCGGTTAATACTCCTGCCCAGATCTGTTTCGAAGAGAGAGATACCAGTGGCTCATATATCACATATGATGGTGGTCGTGGTATTGTTGTATGCCAAGACAATCGTATCAATAGTGATGTTGTTGAGTGGACTGATAATGATCTAGATACAATTCGCCATGAAGCATTCCATGCGGCACAGGATTGTATTGGTGAAGATAAGTCTGATGGTGTATTGGATAGTGTCTTCACTAGCTATGAAGAGGTTATCGATAGCTATGGTGTTGCTAATACAATGAAAGTAATGCAAGGTTATAGTGAGTGGTACGAGGAAGAGCGTCATAGAGATATTCAAATGGAAGTAGAAGCATTCTATGCTGCTGCTACACTTTCTGCAGATCAAATAACTAGTATGTTCAACACTTATTGTGGAGCACAATGAAACGTTATGGTCTATACTGGCTCCGGGCAATTACACTAGGTGCTGGTCTTAATGCCGCTATTGTTGGTACATTGATGACCCACAAGGGGTGGAAGTTCTACCAAGCAGCACCAGTTGGTGCTCTGGTATGTGTTAATCTATCCTTTGCCGCTGATAGAATGATCTTCGGCAGAGGGAAGAAGAAGGCAAAGCCTACTATCACACCCACCCAGACGCCTCACAGTTGCCCTGGTTGCTCCGAGTATCCTTGTGTATGTGAAGTATTGGAATCTGCCTCATAGAGGCACACAACACCCTCTCACATAACATTATCCAACTCTACCATCTACTATGATTGATGCTAAGCCACAAAGAGAGTTTAAAGTAACCTCTGATGATGATCTCTTCCACATTAACATGTATAGTGAGTGTGGTGAGGTTATCTGTAGTGCTTGTTATATGAAAGATAAGTATGGTAATGCTATAGTCATTCAGTTGGACACACCAGAGCAACATAGAGGCAATGGTTATGCAACTAGCTTACTGGTCAATATTCACGATCGGGAGGGTGGAAGACCAATACGTGTAATCAGTACTGATCATGCACGTGGCTTCTATAATAAACTAGGTTACAAAGAAATCACACCTTACATTTTTGAAAGCAATGAAAACTAATTATCTACCAGCTATTGTTATCTCATTAACTCTTGTGGTTGGTATGAACCTATGGGCAATTGAGAGAGATAGAGCATTGTTCAATAAGGTGTGTATTGAGGAAAACCTATATTGTGAGTGAGAGCTAACACACACCCCGAAAGGGGTTTTTTTATGTTATGATGTGTAAATAGATCACCAGCAGTAGACCAATGGCGAAAGCGGCTTCTCTTGCCTATCGGGGAGTTACCCTTACTTTATCAACCGGAACCATCTTTGCATTCATCGTAGCATTTAATCCTGAAATGTACCTGTGCTCACTTATGTCCAGTGATATGACTGGAAAAGCATTATTACGCCGGTTACGGACAAAACCAAGTCCTATCAATGTATCTTAATGGTAGACGGGGGGTTCAAATGAACCTCCTTTTTTTATGCTCGCTGCGTCTCATCTGTCTCAATCTGTGCTATAATGAGACACAGCAATAAACCTTCCCATGTCCTTAGATAACTATAGGGTAGAGAAGAGCAATATAATGAATTATAAGAATATGGATGTCCTGGACTATATCAGGACACTCCCAGATAGGAGTATGGATCTTATTATCCTTGATCCCCCATATTATAAAGTAACGAAAAACAAGTGGGATAGACAATGGAGTACTCATGAAGAGTATGCAGAATGGTGTAGGGAATGGATATATGAATGTGCACGTGTAGCCAAGTATAGTTGTAGTATCTGGTTATTTGGTTATTTAAGAAATATCCCACCACTCTATTGTGCATTTGAACATAACAACTTCACTTTCAGACAACAAATCGTTGTAGAGAAGGGTATGAGAGCTGTTGCCGGTAGAACCAAGATGGATCAAAAGGTTTATCCTACCACTACCGAGAGTATCTTCCATTTCCATTATGAAGCAAGACCATACATTGGTGAGTTACTAGAGACTCAGCGTCAAGTTAATGGTCTCAAGAATAGACAGATAAACCGGCATTTGGGACTATCAACCAGTGGTGGTGGTGCTTATTCCGCATATGTTAATAAGAACCCCGAGAAGATGGTATATCCCAAAAAAGAGCATTGGGATAAGTTATCTCAAATCTTTGAACTACCACGGTATAATGAGATGGTTTATACTTTTGATCTACAACCTGGTCTGCGGGATGTATGGCGTGATATTGATTTCTATTCTGAGTCCAGGATACATCCAACCCAAAAGCCAGTTAAACTAATCAAGAGATTAATTGAAACTTGTAGTAAGGAAGGGATGAATGTACTAGACCCATTTGCAGGTAGTGCTGTTACTGGTGTGGTCTGTAATTTAATCAATAGGAACTTCTATGGATGTGAGATATCAAAGGAGTACTATGAGCGGTCTATTTCTCATCTGCATAGTACCACATATAACCTTTCCAACGTTGCTTCCATTTGATTGAAGTACAGATACCTTTACCCCTATCATCTTCATTAAATGCCCTCATAGCAGCACTGATAGAGTCAAATACTGGTGTAACATGACCTTCTTTATGGACACCATAGACTTTACGTTTGCCGTCTCCAGCTTTCTTATAAATCCACCACTTATAGCCGTATGCTGTACCATTACGTGCAACGGCTTTTTTAATGTTACCTACATTACCACCTGCCCATTTAGCAGCAGCTTCCCATCCATGATGAGTCTTAAGCTTGCCTGTTTCAAGACACCTGCATTTGATGGTATTAGTTTTATGTTTAGGCTTTGGTTTATGCTTACGTTGTATGCCCCATTTGCGTCTCATTTTAGGGGGAGTTTGTTTAGGAGTATTATACTCTAAGATGTCTTTATTATACTCAGGAGAGTATCTGTTTAACCAGTATTCTAGTCTAATGTCGATATCGGGTTTATAGTATTCTTCTAGTATACTTATCTTAAAGTTATTAACTCCATAACGTTGCATAGACATAAATAGGGAGCTGTTTTCTTGGTTATATTTTTCTAATATTTCCTTCCATTTTTTATTAAGGGGTAAATCAGTGTAATCAATGTACTGATGAGACGTTATAAGGTTTTTAATTACGTAGATATTAAACATGAAAATACTGCTGCGTCTCTTTCTGTATTAGTATATATGTTTATATTCAAATAAATTGGGTTAGGTGTTCTAGACAACGATAGGTAAGTGATATATAATGGGTACAAGCATTCAATGAAGAGTGTAGAGATATACCCAACCAAGAAGAAGAAACTATATTAGTTTAATTCAATTGATTGAGTAGTTTATATTCTAGAGTATACGCAATAGGATTGTAGTTATTATCCCACTATAGGATATAACGAAGACTTTATGCCCTTAGAGGTCCATAAAGGTCCAGAGGAACTGCAACCTTAGCCTGCATGGTATGGAAAGTCAAGAAAAAACTTGAGATCCACACAAAATTTCTGCGGGCTCAGAGAAAAAATCTGATAAATATGTTATAATGCTCTCAGGCAATTCTCAGAAAGAATTGTAGGGGTCGATACAGTATTGATCCCCGAACAACCTGAAGAGAATTGGTGCAATTGCTTGCACACGGCGTGACGAATGCTATAATACTATCAAAGGCACATCCCCCATATGGGTGATTCCTTTGATGAAACCTGACCACTACATCACACTAAAAACACCATGATCTATTTTTATGAATCTAGCCAAGACCTCGCCAATCGGGGCGGTGGCGTTATGTCCTGGGACGGACATGAAGAGGACCTTTGGGGTGAAGTGAATCCCAACAATATCTCTAATGGCGATATTGCTGATATTATTGAAATGATTGGTATGCCTGCTTCTGAACAAGTAGCACAGGCAGAATATGATGAATACAGAGATGAGCGTGATGGCTCTGAGCGTCTAGCCGATCGTTATGGTTGCTGAAGCATATAACCCGCGCCACATATAATAAGCGCGGACATATACACAGCGCAGCATATACACAGCACACATGTATACGACGCAGCATATAACCTGCGCGTGCACATACACTGCGATGCATATACACAACAATATACTGCGTAGGTACCCACATACTTACGCAGTATATAATATTGTATACAGTGATATACTGCGATGCCTGACCACCGCTGTCTACCACTTGTGATCATCTGTGATCATAAACATATTATAACACATGAGACGCAGCCGATACAAGTGAGACGCAGCCAACCAATTAAATAACTGGCACACTGTAGTGCTAGGATTTCAGAACAAAAACATCATGTAGAAAGCGAGAAAAATAAATAATATCAAGCAAGATGTGCTATAATAATATTTCACCCATATAGAGCCATGCAGACCTCCTATTCCTCTAAGAAGTCTATTAGTATTACTCTAGACTTAGAAGTATATGATGATTTTGATTATCGTGAAATTGATTTTAGTTCTTTATTAGAATTAGAAGGAGATGAAACTTTAGAAGTTAGTATTACTGACCATTCTGATGTTGAAGTCTTTTAATATATTATTATTTGTAATTTTCGTTAATTCTTATTATTAATTGGCTGGTTGGTCCAGTTGGTGAAGTGTCCACAAAACCGAATATTTTCCCTTGGGGTCCGGTATAGTTGATTCATCAACACAAAGGACCCCTTTTTGATGGAACTAAGTCGCACTCAACTATCAGAAATCACTGCGTTGTTTGAAGATACTGCAGAGCATTATTGCGATGAGAATATTATTTCTGGTCAAAAGCTGTGGTCTGTGTTAGAATGTTTAGCAACAGCCAAGTTGGCTGAATTGAATGGAGAGATCGATGAATGATCTAGCAGAAGCTATCACTGATGCAATTGAAACACAAACTGAGAGAGCATCCCAATTGGGACTTGAAGATCGTGTTTTAGATTGTGCAGCTATTCTAGACGAATGGACTACACAAGAAACTCACACTTGCTTACTTACAAAGTATCTTACTGCAGAGTTGGAAAGTGTATCTGAGTTTCTGATATATGCCTCGTTTAATGAAGAAGATCTAATCCATGGTTCTTTTTCATTTGACCCTAACGCAGAAATCCCCATCGACAACAATTAATTTTATTAGGAAATGAACTTAACAGACAACCAGCGAATTCTTCTTGCCCAACGCATTACTGATGAGTTTGGAGGTTTTATTAATCAAGAGTTACAATATCAAATTGAATCATTAAAAGACGACGATATCTTAGATTGGGATTATTACGCCAATGAAGTTGATACAAAAGCAATTAGAGATCTAGTTATTGAGCTGATCACTGTGCCAGTTGCCTAAGTGTCCACCATATACCCCATCGGTCCTCCGGTGGGGTATATTAGTGATCAAGTCAAGGGAACACCCCATGCTCACCTTTAAAGTCATTCTCTCCGATCGTGAGACACAGTCACGCTTTAAGTTCCTTGAAGTTGCCGAGTGTGTCGATATGGGTGACTGCATTGACCATGTGCTTAACACGGAGCCCAGCTGGTTCATTGACCAAATCAGCCAGTTAGCAAACTGACCACTAACTGCCCCACACGCCTCTCAATCCTGTATTCTAAAAGAGTCAAAGGAACACACCATGACGACTGCTCCACATTTCGTCCGCTCTGAGTCCACACTCGCAGCATCCACCTCAGTCTTCTTCCACGTATCATGCGACACACCCGATACATGGATCAATAAAATCTTCCACAACTCACGCTACGGTATCTTTCATCTCCACACTGAAAAGGGTAAGCTGAAGCTTGAGCTTACTTCCAGTGGATTAGGTACAGTTAAGTTCCGTAAAGCTACAGTAAAGAATGAGGACCAAGCTGTAGTTAAGATTGGCGAATGGGTCGCTAAAGTCCTCGGCGCTTGATACTACCAGCGCCACAAATAACCTTCACATCCACATATACCGCAGTATATTACCTGCGCGGGCGCACACATTACTAACACAAACCAATGAAAAACTATCCACAGGATATCTACAGCGAAATTCTGGAATATGATGCAGTATATAATAACAAGCAGTGGGCGCAGAAAAAAGTAAAGAATGCCCGCCGCTCGCAGCGTAAGCAGAAGCAAGCGCAGCGCAACGCACGATATGACAGTTTCTAAACTGTCCACCCATCCACCCACGCAGCATATAATGCTGTATATTAAAAGAGTCAAAGGAACACACCAATGAACAAAGTCATCACTCTTGACCACGAAGCACTGTTCGACGTTTCACAGTTTATCTCACAGCTTTATAACAATCTGATTTCACAAAACGATTCGTTCGCTGAAACAATTGGCTTCAGTCCTGAGACATTTGATTCATTCAGAGAGCAGTGGATTGAAGACCTTAATGCATACAAAGTGTACGACTGCTGATTAACACATAAGGGGGAGTGACAAAAAGATCCTACAAGTATCAGTAGGCGCCCCCACTAACATCAACTCACCACATTCTTTCCACTAACTAACAGCAATGGCTTTCGAACTCGTTGAGTACAACACCCCTTCAATTTCTCTGGAAGAGGTAGAAAATCGTTATCCCGGTGGTTATCATTCAACAGCTCACGGTTGCTATTACTTTGCTGACTATGATGGTGATGCAGCTTATTACATTCAGAACGATGATGATTCGTTTGAAGATAAAGTAAATTATATTGATTTTGATACACTTTGCGAGGGAGAAAGGTCTGCTGTTTTATATGAATTAGAAAATATTCGTTGATGTGCCAGTTGGGGGACTGACCACCATTTCCCCACAGCCATCCCCTTTCCTGTATTCTTGAAGAGTCAAAGGAACGACACCAATGAGCAACATCACTGAGCTGAAAGCACTCGCACAGGACCTCAGGAACGAGCGTCGTGAGTTTCAGCGCAAGGCAGACTATGCCCAAGCATGTCTCAATGAAGTGCAGCGTAAGCTTGCTCTCCTGAAGTACCAAGCTCAAGTGGACACCCCACTAGCTGACACATACGGCGGCTGAGCCCGCCATTACCTGCTACACTATTCACATCAACAAAAAACAAACAATGCGTTTCTCCACCGTTCCCGCCATCAACCTCACCGCACACGTTGAGCGTAACCGCGAGATCATCGCTAAGCTCCCCCAGCCAAATGTGAAGGCTTGTAAAGTTTGGTCCCCCGAAAAGCTC